TTAAGGATATATCTTCTTCTTTATACTTTTCTGAAAGACTTTTCAAAGTTTGGATTATGCTCATTACTAGTGTATCATCATTCTTTAAAATACGATAATAAATACCTATAGTAGAGAGTATAGACATAACACTCAATGTTGATACTTCTTTCTTATAGATAGGTAAATTTGTTTCATCTAAGAATGGTGTTTGTTTTTCTATTGTATATAGATCATTGCGTGAATAATTAATATAAATTACTTTTCCCACTTCAATAACCTGATCAGGAAATATAGAGCTTAATTGGCAATACTGTTTAACATTATCATTATTAGAATTTTGTTCATTATCTTGAATTACATATTTTTTAAAGTCCTTATCTAATATTGCTGTAATGACATTAATTTTCTGCTTATAATTAAGAAAATGAATTTCAATTTTATTATTATTAATAATATTAATAGAGAAATCTAAAGGTTCAATATGTACATCAAGATTCAAATCAAGTAGTTTAGTATATAAAGATGATAGTATTAGAATATGTTTATTTTTATAGCTCTCAATACGCTTACGACGATCTTCTAAAGGGATCATTTTGAAGTAGTTAAAGAATTGAATACATACATCAAGTGTATTAATAAAAATACCTTTAGCTATCTTAACAGGATATATATCTAGATTATCAAGTATAATATCATTGACTATAATTGTGTCACATAAGCTTACATAAGATTTTGTTCCATCCTCATTTTCAGTTATCATTCTTATTTGGCGATGATTAATGATAAAAGGTATTGAAACAATAATACATTCAATTCCTGTATAAAGAAATCCTAAACCAACAGCAACTTTTAATATATTATCATTAACTATGGCTAGATCTATATCTGAATAATTAATATTTTTATTATAGAGATAAGAGGCAAAGGAGCCATAAACTAAACAACTTTTATTATTAAAAGCATTTAAAACCATAATATTATTAATAATAGATGCTATAATTTCTAAGTTTTGAGGAATAGAATGAATTACTTTTTGATCTATTTTAATAAAATTATGGTTTAGTAAGAATGATGATATCCACTTTATAATAGGAGTTTTAGCTGTATGTGATTTCATAATTTCATAAGCTGCTAAACGTTGCTCAAGTTTTGGTACAATTAAATTTAGATCTTTTCTTAACAAAATTATTTTCTCAAATCTATTTCTGATCAATGTCTCAAAAGATAATTTATGTTTCTTACTTTCAGTAGTAATAAAATCTTCTGGTAATATGTTATTACCAATAGAAATAATTGAATTGATAAGTTGATCATCAATCATCTTTTAATTTAACTATGAAAAGTTATTTATTGATTCCTAACAAGATTAACAAGATTTTGTGTAAATAATTGATCCATTATAAAATTTTGTGATGGAGCTTGATTAGAAGATTGAAAATTGTTTAAAGAATCATTATCTTCTGAAGCTTGAGGTACAGATACATATTTGCTTAATGGTGTATAACCAGTAGCTAGACTAGAGTTAGTAGCTAGACTAGAGTTAGTAGCTAGACTAGAGTTAGTAGCTAGACTAGAGTTAGTAGCTAGACTAGAGTTAGTAGCTAGATCAGAAGTAGCTGATGTATTAAACTTAACAATTGGTTGTGTAATCATAGATTCAGTATTTAGTGGCTTATTATGATGAATAATAATATTACTACCAGCTTCAATATCAGTTGGTATTTGAATATTACCACCATTAAAATTAATAGGATTAAGAGGAATTAGAGAATAATGTTCATTACCTATTTGAATACCAGAGTTATAATTTATAAAATAATGCTCTGATGGGTTTTGACGATTAAACAACATATGGGTTATTTGTTGTGTCATTTATATAGGTTCGAATGTAGATATTTATTTGATCAATTTTATCACTGTACCAACAAAAGTTTTTAAATAATCATCAGACCATAATATATTTTGCTCTTCTAATTGTTTATAGAATAATTCCTTATGAGGTCTAATAAATTCACCATTCATTACTTCATTAATTAGAGAATCAATAGATAAGTTGTCTGTTTGTTTATGTATTAAAACTTTTTCAAAGAAATTAATTATATCAGGAAATTGAATTCTATGATGATCATGTTTACGAGTAAATGACACAGCTCCTTGGTTGAGTGATACATGAAATTGGTTTTTAACATCTTGTATTACACTTCTAATAATATCTCCTAAATTATTATCTTTCATACCTATACTAATAGTTTTTAACAATCTATACATATTGATCATAAAAGAGTTATTCGTATATATAGCAGAAAGTTTATTTTGAAAATATGTATCTACAACAGTTAATAGCTCCATACACATATTAATATTTTCCTTATCCAAATCTTCATTATATCTAACCATTCTTAGATTAGCTAAAATTCTATTAATAGTATCTATCGATTCTGTAAAATTATCACTTAAAGCATCTATGATCTCATCATAAGTAATTATAGTCTCTTCTGGTTGACTACTTAGAGAAGCAATTGATTCTACAATGAATGAGGTCAAATATTCAACTACTTGTTTCTTCTCTTCTTCCTCAGTTTTAAAAGATTCTAATAATTGTTTTATACGTTGTATTTTGATATTAGGTGGTTTATCTGATTTGATGATTTTTAAAATCTCTTTTCCAATAGCATATAGATCATTTGTTAATTTCTTCTTCAAATATATCTGGGCATTTAGTTTATCTTTTATATCAGCAAATGTAACAGACTTCTTCATTAGCTCCAGGAATTGAGTAAACATATTCATCATATACATTGTATTTTCTATTAAACATTCATCAGTAACTCTATCTTGAAATACAACCTCATTATTAACAATTTTTAGACTTAATCTATTAATCTCTGTATATTTAAGAATACTTTTCATAGTAGCATTATTTTTACTATCAATATAATGAAATGATCTTAATGGAAATTTCTTAAATAACTGCTCATTTGATATAGGATATTTCTTTATCTCTTTTTGGAGCTTAAATAGATTTTGACTAGGTAAGTCAGGACTATAATCCATTGTTACAATTGGCTTTCCACTTCTTAAGCCAATTGCTTGTATGATCATATAAATGTTTTTATATAGTGTTTCATAGGATTCCATTTAATATTATCCTTGGTATGTTGTTTTCGTAATAGGAATAAATGGGACCTATTGTAAGTTATGTTAGATTTTCATATTTGAATGGTGAATTAGATTTGTCTGAAGAGCCTATAGACTTAAATGGTAAATTTGAACATAAAATGGGAATTAATCTTCAAAGTGATAGATATATTATAGGTATTTATAATTCTAGTTCTATAGAAAATAAACGTCAACCTTTTACAGAATATCCTAATGGAGGTGATTTTGGTATTCATAAAAATGGGCAAACAGATATAGATATATGTATAACAACAAACAATTATAATGTCTGTCCATCTAGTATTAATAATATTTTTGATAAAGACAATCCCTCTGTTAAATTACCTCTCACAAGAGTTTATTTTGAAACACCACTAACTGATTGTTATACTTATGCTTATCGAACAGGATCAATTGTAACAGATCCTATTTCATTACCTGGTGATCCAACTTATCAAAAAGGTAAACTTTGTAGATTATCATATAATGATTTCAAACAGACTATAGATAAGCAAAATCGATGTTGTTTAGCTTCACATATTAATATGAATGATATTTACGCTCAATCTGGGTCAATGCAAGCTCAATATCAAACATTTAGTAATCTTAGTACACAGAAAGCTTCTGATGCTGAATGTCCTTTAGCTTTTAGCAATGGCTTTGCAACAACACATTGTGATGTTATTCTAGAAGATTATTGTACAACAAATCCAAATACAGACATATGTAGAATGTTTCTATCATCAAAGATATTCAATAAGAAAGCAACACTTCATACATTCATTAATCATTGTTCAAATAATCTTCATGATCCTATTTGTCAATCTCTCTCAACAGCTGCTAAAGATATGGGAAACTCTGGAATTGTTGATCAAATGATTCAAAACTTTTGTGATAGAAATCTTAACGATAAGTCTTGTGCTTGTTATTTAACTTCTAAATCATTACCTTCAAACTTTAAAGACAATTACTATCTAGGTCCAATAGCTTGTTGGTATAAGCCATGTGCTGAACTCTCAGAGGCACAATTCATGCCTTATGAATATTACCTCCAAAGAACCAAATGTAGTTTGACTAGATGCACAATTGATGTAGGAAAAGTTTCTGAAAACCCAAACATTCTTGAATTAATCAATCATTGTAGAGCTAAAAGTAGAGATACAATTATTCCAACTATTATACAAAGTTTCTTTGATGATGATATTTGGAGACCTGGTAATTTGGGAATATTAACTATTTCACTACTATCATTCATTATTCTCCTTTCAACATGCCTATTATCATTCAGAAAATTACGTAATAAATAGAATGAGTAATAGTACATCTGTTAATACTACTATCACAAATGTGACAAATAATATTAATCAATCTCTTGTACAAAATGCGAGTGCTAGTGCAACAGCTAATTGTAATGTTAAAATTGGAAATCTTAGTTTTACGAAGAATACGGGCTGTTCTGTAACAGTATCTAATTTATGTTCAGCTAGTGCAACAGCAGCGTTAAGTGCTGTAGTAGAAGCTGCTTATAAGACTTTTACAGAACTATCTGTTTCTAATCAACAAGCTACTGCTCAACTGTTTTCTAATATGACACAAATAGCAACAACTAGTTCAGATATCAAAAATAACTTTAGTAATTATGTTGAACAAACTTGTAATGCTAATGCTACTCTTAATCAAAATATTAGCATTCAAAATATTGAATTGGGTGAATGCACTCCTAACTTTCCTATAGAGTTTAAATTTACAAATACAGGAAATGCTTCAGCAAATTGTGCTATTGGTATAATTCAGAAGCTAATAGCAGGTGCAGGTAATGAGCTAGCAGTTGCTAATGAACAAACTAATTCTTATGGATTAATTGTAATTGCTCTCTTAGGGTTAGCAGGAATATTTGCTTTTATGGTCTATCTTTGGCTTGGTAAAAGAGTTCTTTTCCCTACTAATGAAGAAAAGATTAGATTAGCTTTAGCTCGTAAAG